GGATGGAAGATCCCAGAGCTGGTGTACGTTTGTACCTAGACGCTTACGACGGCTATGCTTACTCCTTCTTGTCATTGAATTACTACTCCCTGTATAATATCGTGACAGGTGCAAAGACATCCAGTGCTTCTTGGCCATTCACCCTTACATGACTCATGTAGTTCGCGTGCTATTTGTCTTGCTCGTACTGGATCTTCGTTCCCGTCTTCGATAGATGCACGAACGAGCAGGATTGCTCTCCTACATTTGTCTGTTGCGTTTACAATGGATGCCTGGTAGTGTGCGTAGTCAATGAGTTCTTGCAACTTCTGTTTTCGTATTTCTTGTCTCTCAGTTATCGACAGGCCCTGCTGGAACTTCACGACGAATTCTCCAACCGTATATGTCTTTTCTAGATTCCCAAAGTACTTCGTCTTCTAGTGTGCCTTGACTAAGTACGAAGTTCTTGATCTGTTCCGTGGGAGGATTACCTTTGGACCAGGTGAGTAGGAGATAGTCCGATTTGACTGCAGCTACTTGCCGCAGTAGTGTAAAGTAGTTCCTGTCCGTCCAGGGCTTGATTCGTACTTCACCGCCTAGAACAGCGTTGATCTTTTTCCAGCCGTTAGAATACAAGTCTTGTGTCGGATGTAGACTTGGTGGGTCGACAACGAGTAGGTCATAGTGTTCCTTAGGCTGAAGCTTGAAGAAGTCAGCTTCGGTAAAGTTCCACGTACCTGGCATGTTGATGAATGGTTTGAATACTTCACGGTACTTTACAAACTTGTCGTATAGGTGGTCGAAGTCACCTGTCCACTTGGTAAGCCAGCCCCTGTAGGTCTGTCCTGGTATTGCCATGCCGATACAGGCAACGTCAAGTGGCGTACCGTACTTAACTATCCAGTCGATAAACCCTGCACAGTACTGGTCGGGGCCTGCGCTAGCTCTCATGAGACCTCCAGCGCAAGCTTTCCCCTTATGGAAACGCGGCTTGTCAACGTTTGTCTTCCATTCGGGTGCTGCAAACACGCCTTCGACTAGTGCAGCAGAGATGCGCTGGAAGTCACACATGTCGATCGTTACGTTGTCTCTACAGATTGCAGAAACAATCTTTCCGAATCCACAGAAGGGCATATACACTCTTTTAGCGTTCAGGTCTGCTGCATGCTTGCCATACCAGGTAGCAATCTCGTCGTAGGAGGTAGCAAGACTACCTGCAGTAAAGATTCTGTCAACGGGCACTTGTGCCTCCTAACTGAGTTCTCCCCAGGATGGACCACTTTTAAAATCGACCTTGAACGTGACGTAGTTACCTACTATACGTTCAGCGGATGCAAGCATCTCCTCATTCATGATCACGGTTGCTTCCATTATCTTGTTTACTTTGCACTCAACAAGGATGCTATCATAGACGAGGTTGCGCACGAAGCCAATACCTTTAAGTCTAGGTCGGATATGAATGAAGGCGTCCATGCAGATGTCGCTTGCGATCGACTGAGGCAGGAACGCGAGTGCTTCGTTCATGACGTCTTTCCGGTTGGACTTAGTGATCAACCAGAAGCGCCGATGTCTCCCAAACGGTGTGATGAGGTCCTTGCCCTTCAGGACTTGTGCTCGTGTCTCTTCTCTGAACTTGACTACCGAGGGAATCACCTTGAAGAATTCACGCATACCGCGTTCAGCTTCAGAGACTGGAATGTCATACTCCATAGCGATGCTGTGCGCTTCCCTGCCGTAGCCTAGCCCATAGAAATAAGCTTTTACGCGGATGCGGAGTTCTTTCATTTCGGCTTTGTTAAGTCCTAAAACGTTGCCATAGAGTCTAGGAGTCAGTTCGTCGAAGAGATCCCGTTCTGGGTCGTTAAAGATAGTCCGCAGATATTCGTCCTGAGCTAGCCAGCACAATGTGCGTCCCTCGTTTTGACAGTTATGTGTAAGGTATCCCTCTGCTACCATGGTATGTGTGGTTGTCTGAACAGCAACTACTTTTTGCTCATTGACAGGACGCACAGATACTATCTTGTGCGAGTTGCAACTTGTTCTTCCTAGCCAAATATCTTCGCTGCGGGCTAGGAATCGCTCAGGGCGAAGTTGGCCTATGAGACGTAGTGCAGCTCTTGGTGGACCGCTAACCTTGAATTCCTTGCACTTAGTGGTTCTGTAGGTAGTTGTCCAGTAGCCTAGTTCTTGTAGTAGCCTACGAGCCTTGTCTTGTACGGGGCCATCGTTCTGACCAAACTTAACCCCATCCCACTTGCCTGACTTGTTTTTATCGAGAGACCCTTCACCGTCCAGGAAGCCTGATAGCCATCCTCCGTCTCGGCTGTCATCTGTTTCCCACGGTTCGACGTAGAAAAGGAGACTTTGGCCAGGCTTTAGGCGACTAGTTGCTAGCCAGTGACGTTGCGTAGAGCCAGAATAGCATGCTAGCCACTTGTGGTCGTGACTGCTAGTTAGTGCCTTTCCATTCTCCAGAGTGATCTCGTAGCATAGCTTTGTTAGCTCGTCGGTTTGCGTAACTGTAGAAGGCATCATAGTAGATGTGTTTTCTTCGTGAAAACCTATTAGTTCGTCACCTACTTTGAGGTTCTCGATTGCATCCCAGGTTAGATCCTTCTTAAGAATTCGCGTTCCTAGTGTAAGACAATAGTCGCCCTCTATGAGGGTGTAGCCCTCTTTAACTGGTACAAACTGCTTACGCAGAGAACTCTGTCTAGGAATATTGAACAGGTTTGGATTACGACAACTTGGACGACCTGTCGACGTTCCATGTAGAAGAATAGTAGGAAACACTCTGCCATGGTAGAGACGGTTTCGTATACCCCGGACATATGTCCCGTAAGCTTTAGCTTCTTTGCGGTGTTCAAGCATACGACGAAAGAACTCTTCTGAGGACTTACCTAGGTTCCTTTCTAGTAGGTCAGTGAGGGCATCTTCATCAGTTGTCTCTTTGTACTCTTTTGCCTGGTTCATCTTGAATGGCAGTTTCAACCCGAAAGTGTCCTTGACAACAGCCTTGACCTGCTTCGGAGAGCGTGGGTTAAACTCTTTGGCTCGAATGTTTGTCGTGCGCCAGTTGTCATTGAGAATTGCGTTTCCGATTCGCTCTTCTAGGACTGCTAGGCTTGCTGAGTACTGGACTGCAAGTTCTGCATTGTATTGCAGATCAACGCCTAGACCGTTAAGTTCGACAAACTGCAATTGGTCCGATGCTCGGCAGAGAAAGTTGTGTAGGTCTCGGAGACCCCATACTTGTCCGTCTGCTCTTCGTCGTGCTGGCTCGTTGTTTTCTGGACCAAAGCAGTCGAGTTGCTTATCTAGGAGGTCGTCGAGAAGGTCGGTCACGTGTATGTCGAATGCGTTGTACTTATATAGTACTGGTCGGGGCACAACCGCATAGCTATCGTGCTTACCTCTGTATCTGTCTAGAACACTTTTCCAGAGAGGGGTCCCGAGCATCTCGACGCCCATGTACTCGAGTCCATGTACGCCTTGACGCTCATCCAGACAGTAATGTTTGATTAGTGTATCCGCGTAGAGCTTGAGGGCTACGCGCTGATCGAGTTCGTCTTTGAGTTTGGGATAGAGGCCCTTCAGGTCAAACTTTCCGTTCTGAGCCTTGATAGGGTGCGTCTGCAGATAATGTAGTAGTGCAGCTTGTACACGTGGGTCACGAAGGGCAATCTCCCCTATGACTGCAACTTTACCTCGTTGGTAACCAAGCCCTACACATAGAAGCGTATGTCTTTGCGGATGCTCAAAGGAAATGTCCTTTTCTATGCCGGACTCTATATCTATTGTTACCGGACCTTGTATTCTTTGTAGCTCAGCTAGCGCAGTTAGTGCGATCTCAGGTTCATCAAATGCACGCCATTTGGGCTCGTACCAAGTACTAGTAAATCCTTTCAGCTTCGAAAAGTCTGTCACGATGCTAGGAAAGAATCCTGGTTGCCTTAGCGATGCGGCCGGATGGAAGGTGACGAGAATTCGAACGCCAGGGAATTCGTTTTCGTTGGTGTGCCCTTGTCCAAGCCGAAGCTTAGTGACACCCACTTGAGTCTGTAGGATCGATTGCGCACTGGAGTTACCCAAAGCGACCACGTCCTGTACCCCTCGTCCCTTGAGCTCAGCCACCAAACGGGGCCTACACGCTTTGAGCGCCGTTGCTGTAGGAGTCGCTCCGTCTGGCGACCTGCAAAGTGTAGCATTAGACAAGAAAACCTCTCTACGTGAGATTTCGAAGTGTGACAGAATCTTGTTCAGCAGCTGACCTGATTCCCCGACAAAGGGCTCTCCTCTCTTGGCCTCGTACGCACCTGGGGCCTCTCCGCATATTGCCAACTTGGCTTGAGCAGGGCCGACTGAAGGAACGAATTGACCGTCCTCATATAGCGGACATTTTTCACATTCTGCCAAGGGGTGTTTACGCGCTGGCGGTGAGACCACTTCAGTCATGCTTGTCCTTTACTACGATTCTGGTAGGCTTATCTGGGTGCCCAATAACTTTCACGGGTAGTAGAGGTGAGTCTTCTGGTACTGGTATTGGTGGATACTGCAGTAGGTCATAGGCTTCCTCTGCTATCAGCTTACAGCAGCCTTCTCCGTCAAAGCCAACACACTCCCACCAGTCCAGTGGGAACCTATACTTCATCGGTCCGTGTATACCGCACTCAACGGCGATTGTAGCGAACTTTAGAGACATTCTCGCCTCTTCTGGATACCGTTGTAGTTGTGCTTCTATAGTTCGTGGTATAATACTAAGATCCCAGCGGGCTTCATTATTGCTACTCCAAGTATATGGGCGGCCCTGTAGGTCAGGTACGTTCACAACTAGCCTCGATGATTCGGATCATTGTGAGAACCTCGTCTAGGTCTTTTCGCATGTTCCATGTTCCGATTCTGTGTACCTCGATAGGACCTTGTATGCCATGCAGGACGCTTATGTCTCGCACGTACAGAATTTTCTTACTGTTAGGACTAAGATTGTGCTCGAAGCGCCAGTCGCAGAATTGGGCGTAGTTGCCAGCGACTACAACTTGAAGTCTATTTAGGTCTTGTGGCTGGTTCATGGTGTTGCCCATTCGTCTAGTATCTTGATGTTTTCTGCTATAATGCGTGGATCGAATGCATTATGCGGAAGATCGAGAAAGTGGTCTGGACGCTCAAGTCGAACTTCTGTCTTGTCTAGAGTGAGAGTGAGTCCTCGAGCTGCGTAGATAAACGGGGCGCTAGTGTCCATACTCCTGACTCCAGCTTGTGCTCCGGCTATGGTGTCGTCTTGGGATACGAAGCCAAGAAAGTGCACACTCCAATCTCGGTCGCATTCGTTGTGAATGTACGTAGCAAGTGCACTGCGGACGTTGAGTAGACCTGTTGTGTTTGGGAGATGACGTGGAATACCAACGCATCCCACGTCAACAATGAAGGCGAGTTGCTTGACATGGTGTATGCATTCCTCTAGGCTCTTCCCTTGTACGACAGCCATGACGCTACAGCGTGAGTAGTGCCGTCGAGAGGGGTGCCTCTTATGGGAAAGGAACTTAGTGAGCTGTTCTAGGGATTTTGCAGAAGCCCGAAGTGTATCGGGGGCGATAACTTCTCTGACTTTGTATTCATTTGACAGGAACAGGAGATCAGAGTTGCTGAGCGTGTCGCCCTCGAATGCGCCGTTGTCGAGAGTAGTATGGTATCCTGAGCTAGATACGAGTCGCTCGTAGAATCGTCGGTATACTCTATTACCCTCGAATTCGGGTAGTAGCATATGGTATTGCCGGTCGAGACAGTAGTGTAGCTGACTAACTGGAGGAATCAGCGCGACCTTCAAGCCTTGCTCCCTAGCTGATTGATCAGGCTGAATACTTCTTCTCGGCGCGGATAACCTTCGTCGAACCTGTAATGTATTGCACGGTCGTCGACGTAGGCGATAGCTGCGACCTTTCGGTTAGTAACTAGGACAGCTTTTCCATCTTCGCCTCCGTCCCAGAATTGAGCTTCGCTCTTGATATCGGTATGTATGGTCCACTCACTTGGCAAGCAGTTCGCAACCTGCAGAACATCACGTGTAGTGATGATTGCGTTTGCGTACCCTCTACGCCAACCTTCCTCTATGAGGGAGAAGTCAAGCGTACCATAGACTGTTCCGTCTTGCCAGCCACGTTCGTAAGAGTGCAAGACGCCGTCGAAGTCCCAGGCGATTGTAGGTCGGTATGTCATATCTCTTTTTTCGCTCCGAGAATCTGGTCAGTTGGGAAGAATCCATCTACTTGGCCTAGCGATCGGTCTTGGAGCGTCTTGATTCCCTGGCGGAGCAGTGCTACCTTGACAAAGGTGAACCTAGCATAGTTGGCTAGATCCACGATTTCCTCCATTGCCATCTCGAGAGTTGGCATTTCTAGGAAGGTCATGTTACCATATTTGGCACGACCTGCAAGATATCGATTCTTGCACATTTCCTCGAACTGTCGCTCTGCTTCCTGGATGATTGCGATCTCTTCGCCTGTGAGCTCAGGCTCTGAGATCCCTGTTAGCTTCGGAGGAAAGTGTACTGGTTGCTCTGCGTCGTGGATACGCTCTGGGTCTAGATTCACTTGCTCCTCCTCAGAGTCAGTCGGTTACGGAATTGCCGAATCGGCCATCGTTGAAGCTTCGCTTCTTGTCATACTCTTCTTCTAGGTTGATTTCGAGTACTGCAGCTACGTTGTAGGCGTAGACAAGAGTGTCGACAAGCTCGTCGGCTAGCATTGGATGAACTTCGTCCCATGTGAGAGATCCACGAAAGAACTTTTTGGCTTTATTGAAAAGCTCGCCCGACTCCCCGGCTAGGCAAAGAAGCCACAGCGGCAAGGTTGGTACGTCGTGCTGGAAGTCGGGAAACCAGATATTTGAGTCACTTACTGCTTCTGCGATCCGGTCATTCATGTCTGGCATTAATCTCCTATGCAGATTTGGTTGTCATGACAGTAAGGAAGACACAGCAGTCCTTTGCCTCTGCTAGCTTTCGTAGACCTGCTACCAGTTCTGGATCGTCAGGCAGTGCTATGATCATCTCCTCTGCCAGTTCACAGAACATTTGGCTGTACGTACGTGCCTGACCAGATAGGTGCTCGTACTGGAAGCGCCGTGCGATTGATGCGGTGCCTGGGTGGCGTCCTGCAAGAACGGATTCGTTGATCATTTCCTGTTTCCCTTCTAGGCTTGAGTACTTCTGACCCAAGTAAGAAACTCCGACTTAGCCGTACGCGAATGATCTGCGAAGACGCCACGAACGTCAGCTGTTGTTGTAAGTGCATTTGCACTCTGTACGCCCCGGATGCTCATGCAGCTGTGCTTTGCACGTAGTACGACAGCAACCCCTAGGGGGTCCAGCTTGTGCTCGAGATAGGTCGCTATCTGGCTTGTGAGCCTCTCTTGCGTCTGGAGTGACTTCGCATAGTACTGAACAGTGCGTGGAAGCTTTGAAAGGCCAGCTTGCAGTTTGTTCGGGATATAGGCAAGGTACGCGTACCCCTCGAACGGCAAGATGTGATGGCGACACAAGCTGACGAACGGTATGTCTCCTACAGTGACCATCTCATCGTAGCCATCATTGTCGAACGTCGTGAACTCCCAGTAGTCGTCAGGAGTTGTGAGCTCTTGTAGTGTCTGGACAAATCGAGCAGCAGTGCGTGTCTCCTGGGGATGTGTGGGATCGAGGCCAGCACACCGCACTAGAAGCTCTTGAGCAAGCTGGATATCTGAAACTTGTTCAAGATAGTCCCTGGTGGACGGGTATGGCTTAGCTTCCATTAGTGACCTCGCTCTTGTGGTGGCCAGACATGGTTGTGTATTTGCATGTTCAGCCTCCAGGGGAGTCTGCACGTAAGAATCCCGTCGACAATATCTTTGGCAGCGATATCAGATTCCCAGACAGGTCCGGCATAGATAGTACCTGGCCAAGCTTCCATGTCGAACTTCTCGTAGATAGCCATTGCGGCTTCGAAGTCTGCTTGGTTCTTGATAGTGAACTTGATCGTGTGGTGGTCCCACTCGCCCATAGCGTAGTAGTTGTTGACACGCTGATCCCAGTTTGTGCCGCTTTGGGCTTCTTGCGATCCTGGCAGCTTCCAGTCGACTCTGATAGCGCAGTGATGCATGAGCGCTCGGGGGTACTCGAGCGTCCCGTTGCTAAACATTTCGAGCGTGTAGTCCCAATTTTCTACTAGCGACTTAACTAGGTCAACTAGCTCGTCTTTGGGCTGTAGAAGTGGTTCTCCTCCTGTCAGGCAGATGTTCTTAGCACCTGTGTCGTTTGCTATAAGGACAATGTTGCTAATGAGTCCCTGTGCTGCAGAACCTGCTTCGGATCTAACAGCGATAAGCTTTTGTTCCTTCATGAACTGCTTAGGGAAGATTGAAAACGGGGAGTCGCAAGGCCAGCCGGAGCAGCGCAGGTTGCACCCTGCAAAGCGCACAAACTGCGTAGGAACTCCTGTGCGATCGCACTCGCCTTGGACCGATGCATAGAGTTCGAGCAGGCGCAACACGATACTGTCTCCTAGTTGATCCTTGGCCGTACTGGACGGTGAGAGTAGATGACCTCGTGGTATACGTCATCGAATGTAAGACCGCATTCACACTGGATAATTACGAAGCCAGACTGGCGTGACCTATTCCAGGGTGACAGAGTCATGCACTTTGGGTCGTAATCGTCTACCCTGATCTCTCGCGTGAGATTTGGATCAGTTCCGTCACAGGTTCGAATCATCGCCGTGTCTCTTCTTACTGACAGACTGCAGTACGTAACGAATCTGTTGTCGATAATTTCTGGAGCCATCGTAGATCCAGAGGCCGTCTTCCTTATGCCAGCCACGCAGATGCATGTTGAGTCCGTCTAGTGGTTCTCGAACTACCTTGAGCCAGATACGCTCGATGAGTGGCCACTTCTCTCTGCCACCTTGGTCGCCGTACATCATCACGCTGGCAAGTGTCTGTCGTGGTTGTGATGGGTCACCACGCTTGGTCGTGGCTGTGTTGCCACCCCATCGTCTGTGATCGCTTGAGGAATTTGGCGGTCTAGTTAGGTCTGCCGGACAAGGCAAGACAGGATCGCTTCGCCCGAACTCCTTTGGAGGTCTGAGCCGAGCAGAATGACCTGTGAATGCTATGCCCCACGCTATACGCAGAGCCTGCCACTCCGGGTTACTATCACAAAATTCGCATTCACCTGGTGCGTGCAGGATGTAGCTGTCACAGTGAGGGAACTGTCCTGTATTCTCTGCTACAAAGGCATCTCTGTCGATCATACCTCTCCTGTAGGTAGATAGAATCCCCCTGAAGGCCATTGCGCCATATTGACAGCTGTCTCCTTGACCTGAACCTGTACGGGAAGCTTGAACGTAGCTGAGGCCCATATTCCGATCGTCTGAGCGAAGTTTTCCGTTGTAGGATCCCCGTCTAGCACTTGAAGACCAGGAAGATCCTTACTGAAATCACTATGCGCAGTGCGAACAAGTGCCCAAGGATCGTCCGCGTTAAGCAAGAGACGGTGGTCGTAGGTCGTGTTGAGGTAGTGGCGAAAGATATGCTTAGCGTCACCGAATTCAACACCGCCTAGCTTGCCAGTACTGTCTACTTGTCCTTGAAGTGAGAGTGCTACTAGCCAGCTATGTCCGTGGATGTTTTGACACTTACCTTCGGTCAGGAAGAGCCGATGTGCCATTTCGACATTATGTCGAATCGTAATTGACATAACGGGGTCGTAATCTATTCCTATCACTCCCATATGACGGGTCCTTCCAGCTTGGTGGGTGGGGGTAGATACCGGCTTGCTGATGGCGATCCGTCTAGGTTAGCCTTGACTTCATATTCACCCTTTTTGACCTTCTCAGGATCGAATGGGGCTTCTGCGTCGTACACGGCTGCTTGACGCTGACCGATTCCCTTCCCCTCCCAAGGAACGATAACCTGCTTTACGCCATGCCTGACGAATTCGCGAATAACACGATCCCGTTCGAAGTGGCCAGTGAAAAGAGCAACTAGGTCAGGCGGATCCTCGTCTGCTAGCTTATCGATTTGGTCCTTAAGCTTATACCACCACCGCACGCGAGCACGTGCTTTCTCGACGCGCATGTCGATATCGTAGCTCTCGATCACAGTACTGGGAGTTATAAGTCCGTACTTATAACTCATGACGAGGATACGGTCAAAGAAGAGCTCACAGTACGCTAGCGTAAGCTGAAAGTGATTCCCGCACCAAATCTCTTCCGCGGGGCCCTCATCTAGCGTCGGGTCTTTTTGTCCAGTACAAGGTATGACTGCCAGAGTATAAGTCATGTTTTCACCTC